GTAATTGCAAGTGAGTTAACTGAGTCTGTGAGTTTAGTTATCATCTCATTAAATTTTTCTGGCTTCCTTCCTGTAAGTTCACTAGCATATAAATTACGTGCAGACAGTATCTCATTATTAAAATGCTTAATTTTCTCTGATGATATTGTGTTTTGATTTTCTAAAGTTAGTTTGGAAAGATAGCTTGTTTTCATAGAGGCATATTCCGCTGCAAGTGTTTGTGCAACTTGAGGGTGAAGGCAATTTTTTAAAGATTCGTTTACAATTAAATCAAAATTTAAAATAAAATCATCTCTTTTTTTTACTCGCTTGTCTCCTCTTTTTATATATACATCAGGCTCACCTACTGGGTTTTCTAAATCGACTACAAAGACAGGTTCTTTTTGCAATAATTCAACATATTGTGTTATTTTGGGGTCAATCTGACGCTTATATTCTTCTTTAAAAAAACCTTCTGTTTCCTTTAGTATCTTAGTAGTTAGCTCACCTACGTAAGGAAGAAGGCTTTTTTTATTTAAAACATTTTGTTTCTCTTGATTTAATGCCTCTAAGGCTATGCTATCGGAGACATCATATTTTTTTTCTTCCATAACTAACCCAAATTTCTCTTAAGTTCATTAATAATATTATTTCATAAAAGACGAGACTACATCGCCACCGTATTCTTTTATTAAAGATAATAGAATCCCCCCACCGCCTTCAATCAAACCACCCCAAAATTCATTATCAAAACCAATTTGTTGTGCTTGTAATTTTTGATCAAAGAGATTATTTGCTTCTTGTAAAATAACTCCTAAATCTTCTTGTGGTAATCCTGAGACTATCATATCTGAATAATCTTGGGTTTTTGATGCCGTTGCTCTCCTTATTTTTTCTTTAGAAAGCTCATATTTACTATGAATATAGAGTCTTTCCATTTGTACTGTGGGACTATCTGAATCAATTCCGCGTCCTACAGATTGTAATATATTGGATGAATAGGCTTCTTGTTGTTGACGAGATATATCTACAATATCTGACGCTGATTGTTCTTGTGTCTCTTGAATCTTTCGTTTTCCAGCCTCTTCTTTAAATTCATTAGCTAGTTTTTGGAGAGCATATTGCTTCCTTAGCATAGCTATATAACGGCTTCTTTCTTGCGCACTTATGTCTTCGTATTGCTTTGATTTTGATGAACCTTGCCACACATTATAACCAGTCTTTAGTCCACCGACAACTACGCCTGTAACCAATCCTCCCCAATTCATATGCTTCTCCTTATGTATTTCTAGTTATATTTGCAATATTGTATTCAATTTCAATACTATTAATTATAATTATCATTGGATAACCAATTGTCAATTGAATGTCTTTTTTAAGTGATAGATTTCTATATTTATATTTATATTCTATAATATTGTCATCATGTTGTTTTTTTTCTACGTTCTTAGGTAATATATATTTATCTTCTGCTTCAAAATTAATATAGCTTGCAGGTGTGAGGTTTACATCATTATTCTTAGCACAAGAGACAGAAATTGTCACTCCTGTAATCTCTATATCACATGCGCCAAACGTTGTTGCTAACTCAGGAACACTAGATATAGTTAGTGGTAATAATTTTATAAATGCGTCGTACGTATATCCAATACTCTTTGTAATACCATACGTAGCCTTGCTACCCTCTTTTGAAGGTAAATATTCCCATTCCTTTTTAGCATCAATTTTAACTAGACAAGCTTTTTTAATATCAGCTATATTATATTCGCCTTTTACGTCAATAGATTTATCTGTTAGTTTCCAATCTTGATACCCTACGACGGCTTCTTCGCCTTTCGTGCTAGTGAATATATTGAGGTTTCTTTCATAGATTCGAAAAACATAACTAAATTTATCAGCGCCACCTCCAATAAAATAGGTGGTATCAAAGGGAAGGAGATTAAGTTTGTCGTTATCTATATTTACTGATGAGCAATCTAGTAAATCCACCATTTCTGAGCTATAGATTGAGTAAAGGCTTTTTAAGCGCTCTAGAACAAGAGTAGCATATCGCTTGACAACTAAATACAAGGTTTCTTCATCTTGAAAATTACCAACCGTAATTGATTGGATTTCATAGTGTTTACCACCTAATATTTGTTCTGACCAAGCATAGATTTCCGTAGCTGGATTATAAGATAAGCTATATAGTTTCCCTTTTTCTGTCAACACCCAGATTATATCAATAAATGAATGTTGTACTACAACTTGTATTATTTTATCATTAGTAAAATAAGAGCAATTTTGTGTTAGCTCTTTTGTTTCCATCTTTTTATCAACCTGTGTTATCATGCTTATTTTTTTTCTATCTTTTCCGACTAACACGAAATTATTTTTATCATATATAATTGGTTTTATATAACTAACTCCATACGGAAGGTAAAGACTTACTTCTATGTTTGAACTACATATTTGAGGATGGAAGCTTGTTCCTGTTACACTAAATACTTGTGTTTGAGTCCCAATTAACAAACTATTCTTCCATTCAAAAAACCACCATATACCAGTTATTTTATCATGTAATAGATTATATTTTACGGCATAATGTTCGGAAAATAATAGAAGTTTTTCCTCGATTTCTTTTACTTTTGGTTCTAGATCGTCTTTTTGAAGAGAAAGAAATTTTTTATTAGCAACATCATATTGTTGAAAATATGTTGTGCTATATCTTTTATAAAAATCATATTCAGTTCTATCTGAGTCAGCTTTAAAATCTTCCATATGTTTATTCATTTTTGTATACAAATCATAATTATGTTTTGATTGTGTTTCGAACTCTTTTCGTAGTTCTATTTTTTTTTCTAATTCAAGTTTTTTTTCTAAGAATTTTGATTTTTCTTCAAGCGCTTCCATAGTATATGAATCCGCGCGAGTAAATTGATTATAAACTCCAACTGAACTACCATAAATAGTACAATTTTCAGTAAAGGATGTTGCCCATATACGTTTTTGAAAAAATAAAAGATCTGTTATGTATTTGCTTTTGTTTTTTGTTTTATCATCTATTCCAATTGGTAATGCTATCATTTTTATTTCATAAGATATTTTTTTTTCTTCATCATATTTTTTTTCTATACAATAGATATTTTCAAAACTAAGTGATGATATAAAAATGCAATTTTTTACTTGTGTCATTCGTGTAACGGCTAGATTAACATGTTCTTTTACATTTAATAGTTTATAAAAATTTATTTCTTGATCATGAGCTATTATCTCCACAACTAGTTTTCCATCAGCTGTTGCAAATAAAGTAACTATATCAGAATTTCCACTACCAGTAATATAATTAAAACTAACAGCCTTAATGGGTGGAAGTGAAGCTTCAATATTAACTTCATTTTTAAAAACATCATCAAAGTCTGTCACTTGTGTTATATCTGGTAAAGATGTTGTTTCCTCAGGATATTTATGAAGTTCATCTGCATAATATCGTTCTACCCTTCTTATTGGATCATTATGAAGTTTACCATCTATATCTTTTACAAAATTAGCCATTCTTATAGTGTTTGGTCTTACCACCACTGAACCGTTATTTAAAAAAAGAACATTTACTGCCTTAGCTAAACCTTCATTATATAGTTTTGAAGTCGGTTTTTGAGAATGTAATGAAAGCTCACCTGCTGAAAAATTTTGAATTTTAAATAATGGTTGTTTATTAGACGTTCCTCTGGTTGGAATCCCGCCCTTACTATCTTCAGAAAGCAATGTCACGTTCCAAGGAGAAGAATTATGAAATTTTCTTACCATTTTTATCTCTCAAAAGCTAGCCCTTTGGTTGTTATCTTAAACTCAGCGTCATAGTTTTTACTATGATCAAATAAGTCTTTAATACGTATTTCAAAATAGTTCGCTAGTTTTTCATTATTGTTATATATTAAACAAACCAGCACAGCGGTTCTGTAGATCATCATATCTATAAACCATGCTGGAAAATTATCAAGATTAGTACTAATAAAATATCCATGTAGGTATATTTTTTCATAGTTTTCAATTTGGAGAACATTGTCTCTCAAGGTATATTGATTCATTGGAATAGGATGTCCAGCATGATCTGTTATCGAATTAATCTTTATCCAATTTGTTCCTATATTAAATTGATTAATTAGTGTTGGTGAAGTTGGAGAAATTTCTCTAACCCCTGCAAGAAATTCCCATGTAAATTCCATTGATAATGAAACCAATGCACGGGTAACGAGACTTATATTTTGTTTACTTGGTTCAAGTTTATAATTTGCTAGTACAGAAGCATGATTTAAAATATCTGCATAACTACTTGGGAATTCACCTTTTATTTCACTAAGGTACTTTTCTAAATGTTTTTTAAACTCATCGTAAGTCATATTTTCTCCTAATTCTAGAGGAGAGGAGAGGCACCCCCTCCTCCTCTCTAATTAATAATCAAATATTACTTTATATAATAATTGAGTCTTTTTCTAAGGTGTGTACTTCTGGTGTCTTGTGATTTTCAATATTATAGATTGGGCTACCGAAGCCTATAATTTTTTCAACACGCATTTGGTTGATTCCTTCAGGTAATACCCCAATAAAACCAACACACTTATCATGAATTCTCATTGTTCCAAAGTCTTCTGATAAATGAAGTCTTGTTTTGAAATCAATTGATGGATCTTCTGATATTTTAACGGTTATTGGACGCAGGGATGCAAAAATTAAACTGTTCTTTACAAATACTGGATAGAATTTAACGGGTATATAATCTTCTTTATTTTTTATTTTTGTATATACTTTTTTCATTTCATCCCATCCAAGCGCTTCCTTGAGTGTATCTACATGTTCTTCCCATATATCACCCTTAAGTAGTGTGTGTTGTGCGTCAGGAATAACATATGCTTTTTTAGTAACACTATTATCACTATTAGTTAAAGCAATGGCACCATTTGGTATGAATCGTCTATCTATATTAATAAAATTAAATCCTAGAAAACGAGTAACTCTACCATCTCCTAATGTGTAGTCTGGATTAAAATCCCTACTTGTGACCTTGTCTGATTTTAATAATAATGATTTAAAACTTCCGTCGATAACAACATTAGTTTCTGAATCATCAACAAAATAATCAGTAAACCTTGCATTCAATTCAAGCAAGGCGTCAAATATTTTATCAGGAGTACAAAATAATAAGTGTGTGTCATTCATTACCGAAAAGTGACCTTGGGTATGTATACCACCATATTGAACAGGATTAAAAAGACCTCGGATAATTGTCTTGTCATATAATCTATTATAAGCCATTTTTGCGTCTGTGATATATTTGTCTTGAAATTTTACGCCTGCTCTAATTTCATCAAAATCATCTATTAACATTCCGTGTGGCCAACGATGAGCAATACACTCACGTCTTGTGTGTCTTGGATTTGAAAAGGTAGAGAATTGGTTAACAGCTTTGTTTCTTTCTGCTTCATTAGCATGTACTAAATAATCAGAACCCTTGATTGCTTTGGTTATTTCAATGGAGTCAATATAATCAAAATATGTTGCTTCTCCTGTTACTGTTTTTTGTTGACAACTGTCACGTAAGTGACTTTTTCTTTGTTGCATTGCCTCAATTAACCCTTCAGTGAATTCTCTCTTGAAGATTAAATGTTCGGTTACAACGTCATGTGAATTAAATACGACCATAATAAAAACCTACTTTCTTTTATGCCTCTTAATTATGCCTCTTATTGTTTATATTTCTCTATTTCAGCTTGTCTTATCAACTCATGCATTTGCTTTTCGTACTTATCGTGATCAGGATGATTATATTCCTTCCTGTATACTTTCACGAAATTAGGATCACTCTTAAGTTTCGCAATCTTTTCCTCTGCTGTCAACTTAGGTTCAGCTGTAGATTGCGGAAAGGGTGTTCCCTTGCGACTAGAAGCATATTTTAACATATATTTTTTCAAGTTGTAATTTCCAGCTAAAAAGCCATTTAATCTTGATAATTCTTCTTTTGGAAGATCTGAAAAATAACTATTAAAAATTTTTTCAGCCTTTTCAGGATCTTTAAAATCTTTTGCTAGTTGTGCTTCAGTTTTAGTAACTACATTTTTATACATTTCCATTTGTGTTTCTTTTGATTGGACATAATAGTTAGTCAATTCAGCAAAAAATTTATGTGCTTGTCTTTTTGTTAACCCAATTTTATGAGCAACATTAGTTAATTGATCAATAGTAGATTCATTAAATGAATCGTTTTTAATTTCATAGTCTTTTAGTTCTTTAGGTCTTAATTTATTATAGTAGTCTTCCCATTGTTCATCAGGTGCGTCATCTGCAGGAATGTTAATTCCTTCTGGAGCATCAATCTGTTCTTTTGATTCTTCAATATCATCTAATTCTTTGCTTTTATTTTCTAATTCTTCTTTTTCTTTAAAATCAAGTATATCTTCACCTAATTGTTCTGTATTCAATGAGCTATCGTTTTCGTTATTAATATCCATAGATTATACCTCTCTAATATAGATAGTTTTCATTTGTATCAGTTTTTTTATATTTTACCATTCTCATTATCCATAATATAACATCTCTTTGGTGCGTAATTCTAGGGTCATTAGCAGGATTTTCTTCATATAATCTAAATTGTTCCTGTAAATCCTTTAATATTTCCACTCCTTCAATTGAACTAAAGACAGTTTTATATAATTGAATTCTGTCATCATAAGTTTTCATTATTCATCCTCCTCTGGTGGAGGGCTCATCATCGGATTCATCTTTTCCATCATAGCTTGTTGTTGTTGTTGTTCCAACATGGCTTGCTCTTTTGCCTCTCTTTCTTCAGTAACTTTTTTAGCTTCATTGTCATCAAGTAGGATGTTGGCTTGAATATGTAACGTGTTTACATATCTTTTTACCATGGCGCTTAAATTTACATGATCTAGTATTGTCCTATCTACTTGAGCAGCGTCTTTAATAAACATCCATGATTTTTCAATATTGGAAATCTCATATACGTTGTGAACATGTGTCACTGGTGAAACAAATTCTATCTTATAATCAACTTGACCTTTAGGTATCTTCTTCCATTTCTCTAATATTATTAGAATATTATTAACCAATGGATCAAGAAATTCGGTTTCAAATCTTGAAATTAATGGTGCTAACTTTCTCATTTGCTCTTGATATCTATGATTAGATTCAGTTGCAGTCATTTGGATATCTTCTTTTTGGAGTGTTAATACATCTAGAAAGAAAGCTCTCGAAATTGTTCCCTTATATTCAAGCATATGTTGATAGGGTGTTTGCATTTCACTTGGGTTTACTAAGAATCTAATTCCGTCAGGCTTTGCTAAACTATTATATTTATTAACAGCACCAGCTTTAAGATTAATATTACCCATAACACTGTCTGTTGGTAATAATACTGGTGGATTAACCGCTTTATCACAAGCGTCTATATATAAACCACTTAATTTATTTAAGGCTATAACAGCTCCAATAGCTGATTTAGCAGGACTTATTCCATATTCTGAACCAGTTTCTTTGTCCCATCTTGGTATTAAATATGGAAAATATTCTAAACTATCGTTTGATTCTAATTCTATTTTTTTTTCTAATTCAATATAGATAGAACGATATTGAGTATTTATCTCTCCTAAATTTATAGGCTCAATAATATGTAAAATTTCTATTTTTGTATCATAAGGATTTTTTTCAGCAGCTATTTGAGTTGCTTCAGAACACTCTTCTCCCCATCTCTTAACACAATTCAATGGATTTAATTTAAATTTTCTGTATACAGATTGCACACGTTCGTATTGATTTTCGACTATATAACATTCCCTTGTAGGAACGGTATAAAATCGAACAAGTCTATTAGTGTTTTTTTTATTTTTATCCGTACTTTCTTCGACGTCAGCTTCTTCCATATACATAATTGCTGTACCGTAGAGACCGAGATTCTTATATAATTCTGCTAATCTGTTTTGAAAATTACTAGACCCTGAACGTAAAATACTCCAGACTAATCCTTCCACGGATTTAACAAAATTTGTAACTCGCATATCATCTTGTAATTCATAACTTGGTTCCAAATTCATCCAATTAGTAGTACTATTGGTCAATACACTGTTTATATTTGCTGCAAATTGGGAATTACATTGCGGAGCTGTATCATCTAATTGTCCTTGTTCTCTCGTGCTATTTGCTGATACATATTTTTCAACATCATCCCACCAAGACTCAACCTGATTTCTCGACGCAATCAGTTGCTCAAATCTTTTAATATATTGAGTAGTTTCAATTTTTTGTTGTTCTTTCATTAATCAAACATCTCAAAAAATTTATTATTATAATTCTTTTCCTTTTTCTTTTTATCTTGGTGTTTGTTTCCCAAATATTCAAGTTCTTTTTCTAAGTTTTCTAAAAAAACATTATCTGTTGTTTCTTTATTTAGATTATCCTCTGTCGTTTCCGTTAAGCGCTCATGTGTATCCAGTCGCTCTGTGTCATCAGTTGTTTCTTGTTTACTTTTAAAATAATCTATTCTAGTTAATTCATTGTCTTCATATTTTTTTATTTCGTCTTCTAATTCGCCTATTCTTTTCGTATTTGATTGTTGTAATTGTTTTTCAAATTGCTTGTGTGTAATTTCTATGCCAAATCTTTTTTGAATAGATAGGTATTGGTCTACAACCTGAGAAGTATTTTTTGATAAATTGGCTCCGTCTTCTTGAGGAAATAAATGACTATACATCGACTCAGCACCTTGCTCTAACATACCTACTCCTAATGCTGCCACAGATCCTCCGATTCCAACTAGTGGTGAGAATAGCAAACTTGATATTGCAGTTGTAGCCACAAATTTACCAAGGTCTTCTAATGAACCCTTTTCCCATTCTTGAATATCTTTTTCTGAATAAGATCTAAAAGCCCTATCTAATCCTCCTAATACAGCTTGTTGCTTTCTATCGAAATCAGTAACTTTTTTTTCAAAAACACCAAACAATTCTTCTTGTTTAGCAATATCGCTTTCTAATCCTCGCTTTAAATCAGGGTCATTTACAATTTTTAGTTGTTCATTCATATTGAATAGGGTTTCTTCATGTTTATTATATTTCTCTTCATCGGGAGATTCCTCTATTTTATCTTCAAACCAATTGTGTGTATATTGTTGATTCTCTTTCCAAAAATCACTTCTTGCGGCAAACTCGTCAAAATTTTGACGAAAAGCATTTTTTCTTTCAGATAATTGTTTTAATGTATCTTCTCCTAATATGTCTTTTGATTTGTCTATGCCACCGCTCTCTCTTATCCATTTTCCTACATCTGACAACTCCGTACTTGAAAGCATTTGTTTGCGTTGTAATTCTTTTTTATCTTCTGCCCAAGCGTTAGCTTCACTAAATCCCACTCCTACTTCACCCCAATTAAAGGTTGCCACATTCCAAAAATTTTCTAAAGTTCCCACTGTCATTCCCGTGATTACATCACCAAATGTTGCAAGGCCACTCTTGTTGTGTGTTCTTTGCTTTTGTGTCCTGACTCTCTCATCTATATTCTTTTGAGTACGCTGTAAATTACCACGGTATCTTGTTTGACGTTCGTTTCGTGTCTTTTGTCTTTGTGCCTCAAAACTATTTTCAAATGATATCATAAATAGAACTCTTGTTCATATTGGTTGTCATTTTCTTGTTTAGTTATATTAACATTTGCTACATACGTTATAGCATACCTAAAAGCGTCGCTGGCATGGCTTGACCAATCATGTTCAGGGCGATCTATGTATGTATCTTGTTTTGACATTTCATGTTGTCGATATTGTCTTAAAGCTAAAATTCCAGACGCACATTTGTCTTGATCAATATAACACCTATATAAAAATTTCTTAACTAGATTGATACCATCATTGACTGCAAAATATAGCCCCATCAACATGGTCCCTAATCTCATACGTCTTGCTCCTTCAGATAAAATAACATAACGTGTTCTGCCGGTGATATCTCTTCTCGACGCGTCATGCGGCAAGATATGACCACCATAAATATATCCATGTTGTCTTTGTTTTTCAAGTAAAACATCTAAATAAAATTCAACATCTTTTCCAGTATTTTCATAGTAATCAATAAAATAATAGTAATGATCTATTTTTACAAAAAACCATATGATTGTCGGATCATTAATTCCCAAATCCCACGCTGTATAAACTTTTGATAATCGTGAGTCGATTCTATCATAAACAAATGGGGAAAACCTATGGTTATCTTCTAATGCTTGCATTTCATGTAGATAATATGTTCCCTTTAACCCTACGTCAAATGAACAAAAATATTCTCTTTGAATCATTTCTTCATCTTGAATTTGTCTTTCGTCTTCAATGGTTGATTCCGTTACAATTCTATCTCCTATAAAATTAGTTGTATCATTAACGGTTAAGATTTGTTTAAACCACCCTTCATCTTTTCTATTAAAAAGATTCCATGCATGATTTTTCCCACATGGCGTATATACAAATAGTAACCAGCCCTCATGTCCCTTAGGGGACATAATTGGAGTAAGGGCTGGTAATAAATTTGGACTCATGTAACTAAATTCAGATAATACCACTCCTAGTGGATTACCACCACGAATATTTGTATCAAATGACTCAGCTGTCATAAATTGAATAATTGATCCATTTTTTAAATAGACCGCCATATTTGTATTATTAATTTTATCGACAAATTGTTCTGGGATGACATCTAAATAACG